GGGGATGACTGTAATGGATATGACAGAGTAATTTTCTTGAGATGGGTTTACCAACTTAGGAATTCACTTTTACAGTATACTGATATGCAATATGGCATGTTATGTTATGTTCTTGCATTTATTTTGCAAAGCTATGTTATCTGCCCCGATGGGGTAGTGCGGATTAGAACGACGGGTAACGACTCAGGTCGAAACAACACAACGACGGACAATTCTCTTGCTCATCAAGAGATTTTATTTAGATTTATTTGTAAATTGTGGTTGTTTGCCCAGGGCCGGTTGCCCACGTTGGATGAGATTCTTGCGCATCATAAGTATGCTATTTTCTCTGATGATGCATTTGGTGCGCATCGCCTAAAGGTTCTTGGAGTAAAACCCGAGGATTTTATACGGATTAAGGAGGAAACTTATGCTGAGTTTGGGCTTACATTTAAGCCCTCTCAGCATTTTCATACATCAGGTCTTGTTAATGGTAGGTTGGATCCGCGGCATTCTTTCTTAGGCTCCTCTTTTTGTTGGAGCGAAAGAATAAAGCAGTACATACCTTACCCGAGATTAGATAAGATCTGCTCTTCATTGGTTTACACTGTAAAGAAGCTACATAATGACGTTCAAATCGTCAGAACTTTAGCTCTTTTGGTGCTTTCGGCACCAATTCCATGGCTGTATCGTGAGATTTCTAGTTTCTTAGATTTTTTGCTAGAAAATTATTCTCACTCAACTTTTGTTTTACCGGGAGATCTTCTAGAGTTAGTGGACCGAGCTCGCTCGGACCCCGAACTCTGGTTTACACAATCTTACGGAAGATAAAAGGCACTATTTTCCAATAAGGATGGATGGAAGGATTTGGAAGTGTTATGACGGCTAAGGTACTACGTGCTGAAAAAATCCTTGATAGAGTTCAACAGCGGACTGGAATGTCCGACGACGGGAAGAAATGGCTTATAGCTGTTTTGGACCCGATGCATGATGAAAAGATTGATTGTAATGGTTATCCAGACCGTGAAACCAATCCATCAGTTGTGCATGTGATTAAACAATCAACACCTGTTCAATCACCTTTTGCTAATACGAAGATTTGGGGTTTTCATGCTTTTATAGATGATTATCTTTTAAACAACACTGCAGTGCAAACTGCGGATCAGAAGTTTGTTGCGAACGCAGTTAGTTATGATTCTCAAGGAGGGAATCCAACTAGGACATTGGGAGTAGGGGGATTGAATATAGTTTATCATGATTATACAACAACACCTCAAGCTACCGATATAACAATAGTGGATTCCACAAGTGGAGGTCCAAATCAAAACCAACTCGTTCAGCTTCAAATTGATCCATTAAGTTTTGTTGCAGGAAAACTTAGAACTCTTTCTCAGGGTTTGGAGGTGGTAAATACCACTCCTGAGCTCTATAGAGGGGGATCTTTGGCTGTTTATGAACAACCAACTTCGCGACACGACCCAGTCAACATGATACTGAGTTATACTGCGGCAACTCTTGCGAAAGAGTTGTCACAATACCCAGAATCCCTTCTTTTCTTTAAAACGGAAGAGGCAGAGGTTTCATCATGTATGTCTAAGTCGGAGGAAGAGCCAGAAATGATGTGTTATGCTGATTTTATGGCTCTCAAAACTTTTCCAAAGGTTTTCTCTGCTTATTTGGTGGAGAAAAGTCCTTTAAATAAGAGGGTTATTAAGTTTCTGGGAGACCAAAAAACTTTAACAACTTATGTTTCCCATCCGGGAGACGGAACTATTACATTAGATGTGATGCCTCCTATGAGTTTGGCGGAAGCTTTATTGCTACCAGGGACTCAACAATGGGATGCTGTGGAGGGTGCTTATATTGTTCAGACAATGAATAGCATGGAGAACCCACCATCGTTTCCAACTTGTGAAGGTACGTTATATGTTGCAAATGAGTTGGCATGGCCTATAGCAGGCTTTGTTAATTCACAACCATCTGTAACAACTCCATTTCTAACGTTTTTGCGTTTGGGAGGAACTATATCTCCAACAGGGGATAAATTTTCCTTTTTTGATTGGAATCATAAAGCTCCTTTCAATAGGAAGGGGGTTATAGTGACCGGTCAACAACCAAGTGCAACATTTACACTGAATTACAATACGATAATCGAGAGGATAATATCTTCTCAGGATAAGAGTTTGGCTACTTTGGCTAAAACTAGTCCTTGTGAGGATTATATTGCAACTCAGTTGTATTCGGAGATTTGCCAGAAGATTCCTATTGGCGTTAAGTTTAAAGATAACGACTTTGGGGATTGGTTTTTGGGTGTGGTAGATCAAGTTGCAGATGTAGTGTCAGCCGTTGGAAAGCCAATTATGGCTGCGACTGATATGTACAAGAGCAATAGACAAGGAACTAACACACAGGGGAGTACATATAGTGCTCCTCAATTTAAGACTGCGAAGTCTGGGCAGGTTAAGGCTATTCAAAGTGCTGGGAAATCCAAAACTAAGAAGAGCGGACAAACTGTCACAATCCAAGGACCGCAATTGCCGGGGGGAAAATTTAAATCTGAACAGGCTAAAGCCTTGAAAAAGGGTAAGGCTAAGAAATAGATTTTCTTCCTATTTGACCAATAAACTAATGTCGTTAAACTTAGGATAGTGGATAGCGTAAGCTTGAAGCGGTGCTGTTTCGAATAAGCAGGTTAGCCCTACTTCTAGAGCGTTCAGCATTATACCGTGGGACATTATATATAATGCAAGTTATGTATAATGAGAATGGTTAATACGTAACATCTGTCCTGAAAGGGTTAGGTGGTAAAGTTGATACTGGCCGGTTTCCCACTTGAGGCGATATACCTCGGTTTGTAATGAACTAAAAGCAAAGTACGTTGTATGGAATTAATATAATCCGTGGTTACTAAGTAAGATACCAGAATGGAGAGTACTGTTTAAACACAGCCGTAAATTCTGCGATCGCTTCACCATGCGTTTGACTTTATGCAGAGTGC